TCCGCTTGATGATCGACTCCGTGCGCTCACCAGACCAAAAACCCAGATTTTCTGGCTCGGTCGCCATCCACAAGCACAACCTTGATGTCCACCAGTTGTGAGCTTCTGGAGATGGTCAACGTCACGACGTCGCCTACCTTCTTGCGTTTGCAGTACCGATGAATCGTGTTTGGGTGCTTCACGGGCACCTTGTTGATCGCCACCAAAGGTGCTCCAGGCACCAGGCCCGTCCCTCGTGCCTGCGATGCCGAATAGAACTTCTCGATCCTGATGCAGTTCCACTCCTCGTCGATCCGCGCCTCGAAACCGATGTGGGGCTCGGCCAAGGCTTGACCGCAGGCGACAAGTGAACAAAGGAACACTAGCAGACGCATGGCTACTCTCCTGGTTGGTGGTGGAATACTACCCGCCTGTGCGATTGAGGGCATCCACGAGCAGCTCCCGCGGCGTTGGCACGGTGCGGCCAAGGATGGATTGGTCGCCATAGCTCTGCTCGAAGACCGATCGCGTGTTGCCCAAGTGGCGATGGCCGGCATACGGCTGCTGCAATTCGACGTCTGTACCGCTTCCGCGACGAATCCACTTCCACGTCCCATCTCGGATTCCGGCCCGCTTCACGATCCGCTCCACCTGGTCTAGGAATGTCTCGCGGCTGGACGGCCACGGCATCACAAGGGCTCTGGGGCACGACGCGAGGCTCGCGGCCAACGCCGCCATCGTGGACGGCGAAAGCCGAAACGTGACGACCTTGCCCGTCTTGCTTTGCGTCCAGCAGACCGTGCCATCTGGCCGGACTGCCGAGACCGGCAGCTCGACTTGGTCTCCCCACCGGATTCCGGAGTCCCAGGCCACTCTGACGGCGAGATCCCACCAGACACTTCGGCGGAGTCCGCATTTGTGCCAGCGGGGAAGCGTTTGGCAGGCGACCAGGAGCCGCTCGACCTCCTCTTTCGTCCAGGCGGTCACGGGAGACTGCGGAACCCGCGTTTTCCGCACCCTTCGGCCCACGGGCTCCTCGCAGGCCCCGTCGTCCGCAGCCGCACGCCACAAGGCCAGCATCATGTTTTTCTTGCCCCTCACGGTGGCCGGCCGGCGAGTCGCGGAATAGTCGCGCAGCCAGGCCGAAACGCTCTTTTCGTCCAGAGAATCCAGTGGGACCGGCCCGCCGGCCCACCGCTCAAATAGGTCCGCCACGATGACGTACTGCCGGACTGTGTCCGGTTTCACGTCGCGGAGCAGGCTATACCCCTCCCTCGCATATTGCCCAAGTGTCGATGGGCCGGCTCTGCGGAACATGGTTGACCTCGAGGCGTACCACCAGAGGGGGCTCCTGCCCCCTCGCCAGTGGCGAGGCGTCCGTCAGTCTCCATTCCGACGTGAGCCCGTCAAACACCCCGCAAAGCCGGCAAATTCATGCTCTCGGCACGGTTTGTCAACTTATTGGATTTCGGCTGACCAACCGTTTCTTCGGTTCCAGTAGAGCATCGGTCTACGGAACCGAAGGTTGCTGGTTCGAGCCCAGCGGGGTGTATTGACGGTACCCGATTCACCATATGGATCGGGAACCGTGGCAGGCAAACGCCATACACTCCACGGAGGGCGATAATGGTCAGCAGGCATCCCGGCGGCAGGCCGCGGCAAATGCAGGTGTGCGAGCTTGGCAAGCGAATTGAACGCATGGCTGCCGCTCGCGGATGGAACCGCAAGGATCTCGCCGGTCGCGCTGGCATCACTCCCGTTTCGATGTGGGCTCTCTGTGTTGGCAAGTCGAAGCCCAAATTTGAAACCATCTGCAAGATTGCGGACGCTCTAGGCGTTCCGGTCACAAAGCTGCGATAGCGGCTTTTTCAGCGAAATTGTGTGCGCCTAAAAACTGCTGTTGACGCAGTTATTAGGTGTGCCTATGATCCCCGCCATGCGATGCCGAGAGTCGGCATCACGGTCACGGCGAGGGATACGCCAATGGCATCTACGGAACGGAAGCCCACGGCGGCCCTCCACTCTCACGGAGGTGCTCATGCGGAACGGAATCCGGATCGACCAGGACGGGCCGGCGACGAACAGGGGACGGCGGGGCGGGCCAAAGGTATCGACGCCCGATCCCAACGAGCTACTGATTCAGCTCGAGCTGTCTGCCATACGGCAAACGTGGACGCAACTGGGACGTCGCAATCGTCACGCGATGGGCGAGTATCGGGTGCGTCGTCTGGAGCCACTGGAGCCGCACCTGTCTCGCATGGTGAGCGAGACCGGCTGATTCTTGCCGTTGAGTCCGCCGCGATTGCCCTGCTCAACAGAGCGAATCGCAGCAAAGGGGCAACAAAGACCTTCGCTCCCGGCGAGATCGACGACGACAACATCGACCTGCGTATCGCCTCTGGCGACCGGCTGGCCATTTACGACGCGGTTGTGGCTGCGATCACCGATCTGCAGCACTGCCGCGACGAACTTGGCACCGTGCTCGTCGAGGAGCCTGACACGATGGCGCGGCTGGCAGAGTTGCGGGCGTGCAAACGCACCGCAGCCTGCACCGCGGCCATCTGCTCAAGCCGCTGGGGACAAAAGGATGCCGCGGCAACGGATTGCAGCGGAAAAAAGCGGAAGAGGACCGCAGGGAAACCGTCGAGCCCGTGATTCACGGCTGATGATCGGGCTTTTCAAGGAGTGTGCAGTGCTTGTTTTGTCGCGGAAAGCTGGCGAGTCGATCGTGTTCCCCGCGTTGGGGATCACCGTCAAGGTGAACACGATCGACTACGGGAGGGGTCGCGTGAAGCTCGGGATCACGGCGCCGACCGACGTCAACGTGATTCGCGAGGAACTGGAGCCGTTCGACCAGGTGAAAGTCAGCACGGAGGTTGAGCATGGAAAGCGTGATTAGGCGCGGCCAAGGACAGAGGAAAGACCACTACGACGCGAACGTGCGGGTAGCACGGCAGACGTATCGCCAGGCAAGGCTGCTGGCGGTGCTCAAGGCGGCGAGGGCCGCGATGGTGTCGATGCGGATGGAAGCCAAGGGTCTCTATCGGATTCACCCAGGCAACGTCGTGGCATTGTGTGCCGCGGTCGATGAAGCCTGGGACTGCGTGAAGGGAGTCGATGAATGAGTCTCAACATTGTTCGCGGCAAGATGCAGTCGCCCGTCCGTTGCGTGAAGTACGGAACAGAGGGCATCGGCAAAACGACGCTGGCGGCCCAGTGGCCGAACCCGCTGATTCTGGATACCGAGGAAGGTTCGTCGCGTATCGACTGTGCCCGTGTCGTCTGCCGTGATTGGCTGACGCTGGAAGGTGCGATGCACGAGCTTGCACGCGACTCGCAGGGGTTCAAGACGATCGTGGTCGATTCGGCCGATTGGGCCGAGCGACAGATCATCGACCACCTGCTCAAGAAGTCTGGGAAAAAGTCGATCGAGGATTTCGGCTTTGGCAAGGGCTACGTCATGCTTGCGGAGCACGTCGCCAAGCTGCTGTCCGCCGCCGACCAGCTCATCGACCGCGGCATGAACGTGGTTTTCGTTGCCCACTCCAAGGTGCAGCGGACGAGCCCGCCGGACGAAACCGAAGGGTTCGACCGCTGGGAGTTGAAGCTGACCAAGCATTCGGCGCCGCTGTTCAAGGAATGGTGCGATCTCCTCCTGTTCTGCAACTACCGGCTGACGCTCGTCGAGGGCCAGGACGGTCGCATGAAGGCTCGTGGGGGGAAGGAGCGTGTCATGTACGCCCAGCGTGCCGCGGCCTGGGACGCCAAGAATCGTTTCGGCCTGCCGGAGTCGATGCCAATGAGCATCGACCAGCTCGCAGGGATTCTCGGCGCGGCCGACGCCAAGCCGGGCTGGATGGATCGCGTGAAGGCCGCGGCCACGGCTGGCGACCTGGACGCGATTGCGGACGACGCGGCCCATGCCGTATCGCTCGGCCAGCTCACCGAAGGCCAGGCCGAGAAGCTCCGCAAGATGATCGACGGCCGGAAGAACGAGATTGAGCCCGCCGATGCGGAGGTGGCCAATGCGTAAGCAATCCACCAAAGCCGTGCGGTTCAAGGACGTTGCCGAAGCGTACCTTGCGGATCGTGTCGTCAGCTCGGTCTACCAGCAGAACGTGCGGCGTCTGGCAAAGGCCGGCGGCGTCGTGTCGGCCGATTCCGTGAACGCCTACATCAAGGCCCGCATGGCCGTCGTGTCTGGCATTACGGTTCGCAGCGAACGGACGATCCTGCTGTCGCTATGGCGCTATGCCTACGAGAAGCGGATGGTTGCCGAATGGCCGCGCGGCGTCATGCGGATCAAGGCCAAGAAGCCGCCGACACGGGCATGGACGATTGAGCAGGTACGGACGCTGCTGGACAAGGCTGGCGAGTATCGCGGCCACTGGATGCGGTCTGGTGCCAACATCGGTGATTGGCTCGTGGCGTGGATCTTGCTCGGCTACGAGTCGGGCAGCCGGCACGGCGACATTTGGCGGTTTTCGGCCGAGAACCTAGACGGTGACGTGCTGCGGTGGACCCAGAGCAAAACGGGCGACCCGCTGCACAAGGTGCTCACGCCGGCCTGTGTCGCGGCCTGCCTGCGGATGCTCGAGCAATCACCGGATGGCCGGATCGTCGGGTGGGCCTGCAAGCCTCGCCAAGCGTGGCGGTGGTGGCGGCAGCTCTGTGTCGCGGCCGGTCTTCCAGGCACGTCAAAGTGGTTGAGAAGGAGCGGAGCGACACACATAGAGCTTCGTAGCCCAGGCAAAGCAAGCCTCCACCTGGGTCATCGGACCGCAACCCTAGCAGCCCAGGCCTACATAGATTGGGGCCAGATTCGAGAGCACGCCCCGCAGACTCCTAGCCTCGTGGAGGTGCAGTGATGGCATGGCACGATTCAACGCCGTGGGCCAACCGCAAGAACCAACGCGGAGCCGTGGCGGTCGAGCGGCTGGCAAAGGTCAAGCAGGCACTTGATGCCTACGAGTCTGGCGACCTGCCGGCAATGAAGGCATTGAGCCAGATTCAGGACGTGGCAAACGGTGAGTCGGATCGCATTGTGCGAGTTGGGAATGTTCACAAGCCGGAGATTGAGACATGAAGTTCGACGATTGGGGATGGTTCAACGACGACAACGGACAGGCTTCCGAGTCGGCCGAAAAGCCGATGGCTCCGGACGGCCGGCACGTTTGCGAGATCGTCAAGGCCGTGGTGCGTGACGTGAAGTTCAAGGTTTCGGATGACAACCCGAACGGCACGTCACTGTGCGTTGACGTTGCCGTGCCGAATTGCCAGGTGGTCGAGGCGATCATTCCGCTCCAGATGCGCGGCCTGGTCGAAGCCGTCTGCCGCTCTGCCAGCGTCCCGCTGCCGCAGCGTGGTGAGGATTGGTCGGCCAAGCAGCTTGAAGGCCGCACGGTGACGATCGACACGATCCACGGGGTCGGCAAGTCTGGCCGCGAGTACGTCCGGATTGAGAAGTGGCATAAGGGAGCCGATCCGCTGCCTGAGGCCGTGAAGGCACGGGCACCTGCAGCTCGGACGCAGGCGGCCAAGGCCCACAAGGAATTCGTGGCGAATGGAGGCGGACCCGATGACATCCCGTTCTGATGAGGTATTTCGGCTGGATTTCTATGACGCCGCAATTCGCGGCGATGGTCTGATGACACACGTCAGCAAGGGCGTCCCTGTCCTGTTCAACGGCGATCCGATGGTGCAGCTCGCCCACGGCACGATCGTCGATTCGGAAGGCTGGCACGCGGATCTCGGCTCGGCCAAGCGTGCGGCCGCTGACCAAATCGAGCAGCTTGGCACCCGCCTGATGGAGCAGGCGGCCAAGTTGCGTGCGGAGGCGAACGGAGCGACCTAGTTCTCTTGCCACGGAGGGGCAAATGACAGGCTTGGAAGACCTGCCGCTGTTTCGCCAGCGGGGTCCAGAAACGTCGCGGATTGCGGCCAGCATGGCGGCCGGCCTACGGGCAGACCACCACGACAAGATCGTGCGGGCTCTGCGGCTTGGCGCCGCCGGGGCCAGCGAGATCGGAGCCCGGTGCGGCCTCGAGCCCCACCAGGTCGGCAAGCGGCTTCACGAGCTGGAGAAGGTCGGCGTCATAGTGCAGACCGGGCGGCGGGTGAACAGCTTGAGCGGGCGACCCGAGAGGGAATGGAGGGTCGCCTAGTGGCACAGTGCGTCATCTACACGCGAGTGAGCACGCGGCCTCAAGCCTGGGGCCACGGCCTGGTGCGTCAGCTCGAAACGTGCGTCGATCGTGCCAAGAAAGACAACGCCTACGTTGTCGGCGTCTTCACTGACGTTTGCAGCGGAACTGGGCCGCTTCCGCAGCGCGAGCTTGCTATTCGGACAGCAGAAGAGCACGGCTGCCCGATCTACGTTGAAGCAATGGATCGCTGGTCTCGCAAGGGGCCTTCGGATACAGGCTCATATGGCAGGATTGTTCTGTGTGCAGATTGGGCGGGCGAGTTTGCGGAAACCGTGCAGTCGCTCGTCGGTGAAATGCTACGAAGCACGAAAGGGGCCACGGATGGCAAATAGGTGGGAAGACATTGACGACGAGCGAGAAAAGTACCAGGCGTACCTGTGCAGCAGGGAGTGGAGCGTTCTCAAAAACGCTGTTCACGACCGCGCAGGCGGCCAGTGTGAGAGATGCTTTACTCGACCAATACAGGCCGTGCATCACCTGACATATGCCCGAAAGTACCGCGAAGACCTTCGGGACTTGCAGGGGATCTGCAACGGATGCCACGAGTTCATTCACGGAAAATCAGACGTTGACCCCTGTGCGGTCGAGGACAGGCCGTTCCACGTCCTTAAAGTCATAAGCCGCGACGGCGAGCTCTACGTTGATTGCGGCTATTACTGCGTTGAGCTATGCGGTTCGATAGGGATTTCGGTTTCCAAAGGAATGTGCGACCCGAAGGAGGCCGAGAGGCTGTTGCTGAATGCGATCAAGTGCGGCATGAGAATGAAAGACGATTCTCGCAATGAATCATCTGTTCATCCCGAGGAAGCGCCGCCGCCGCCACCGCCGCTTGTGATTCGCCGCGCAGCCGACGCTAGGCGTGATCGAATGAACAACAACCAGCAAACGCCGGAGCCGCGCACGACGTTTGTCATTAAATACAGGGGAAAGACGATTGGCGGTTGCAATGGCTAGTAGCTGGTTCCCATTCTTCGGCCGCGACTTCCTCGCCGCCACCACGGGCTGGACCGCTGACGAACGCGGCCACTACGTCACACTGCTGATCGTGCAGTGGGAGCAGGGCGGCCTGCCAGACGACGTGAAGCGGCTTGAACTGATCTCGCCAGGCATCCGGTCGTGCTGGAAGGCTATTCAAGACAAATTCCCGGTCTGGAAGGACGGCAAGCGCCGCAACCTACGGCTGGAGCACGAGCGGTCTAAGTCGCACGAACGGAGCGAAAAGGCCCGTCAGTCGGCCTCCCAGCGGTGGGCATCCGACTCGCAGCCTGAAAACGCCCCAAACCCCCCAGCCACCGCCGTCGATGTGGGCGAGCAATGCGAACGCATATGCGATCGCATATGCGAAGGCACATGCGATGGCACATGCTCCAGCGATGCTTCCATGTCCATGTCTTCTTCACCACCACCACCAGCACCTCACGGAGGGGAAAAACAGGGCTGGCCGGAGCTGCGGAAAGCCTGGAACGAGGGGGCATCGCAGGGCCGCAGGACGGCCTGGCAGTCGTCGAGCCCGCCCGGTGAGGCTCTGGACCGGCTAGGTGACGCCGGCTGGCTGGACGAGGCACTACGGGCGATCCCAATGCTCGCGGCCTGCAAGCGATTCGACGACCCGGTGACGCTGGGCCAGTTCTGCAAGCCGGATTTCGTGGCCAAGGTGCTTGGTGGCTACTGGCGCGACAAGTCTCGCAAGCCCGCCCCACGGGCCGGCCCCGACGACAAGCCGCCCCCGAAGGTCGATCCGGCCTTCGCTGCGGCCGCAGCCGCCACGAGAGAGCGCGAGGAACGGCGGCGGGCCGAGGAGCACGCCCGCCTGGACGGTGAGCTCGGTGATACGGAGATCGCAGACGCCCGCCGCGCAGTGCGGGCGAAGATACGCCAAGGAGTGACGGAATGACGCAAGTGATTACCAAAGCTGGCATTCAAGCGGCAAAAAGCCACGGTACAACGAAAAGGCAGATGGCCGTGCTCAAGGCCATCGCGAAGTGGATCGCCAGCCACGGATACCCGCCAACCTTCCGAGAGGTTGCTAGGTCGATGGACATTCACACGAGCGACGTATTCCAAAAGCTCGTCCGCCTCCGCCGCGACGGCGTGGTGGATTGGGAAGACGGCAAATGCCGCACGCTCCGCATCGTGGGAGGCGAATGATGGGCTCCATGTCGCGCCGCAAAGGCAAGGTGGGCGAGCGGGAATGTGCCGCCGAGATGGGCGAGCTGCTGGGCGTCGAGGCCCGTCGCGGCGTCCAGTTCCAGGGCGGCCCCGACTCCCCCGACGTAGTCCTGCCTGGCGTCAACCTGCACGTCGAGTGCAAGCGTGTCGAGCGCCTCAAACTGTGGGACGCCATCGACCAGGCCAAGGCCGACGCCCCGGCCGGTGCGGTCCCGTGCGTCTGGCACCGCTGCAACCGCCGCAAGAGCGTCGTGATCGTGGAGACCGAGCGGCTCGTGGACATGGCTATCGAAATACTCCGAGCCCGTGATGGTCGCTAAAAGCAAAGAGGCGATTGAGAATCGCCGGAAAGGCACGCTTGAGCGCGGCCGCGAAACGACGCGGCTGGGTGCCGACATTGGGGCGATAGCCCAGGTCGCGAATCCCGAACGCCGGGCCGCCTGCCGCGAAAGCCTCGAGCTGTTCCTGACGACGTACTTCCCGTATTCGACGGGCCTCTCCCCCTTCTCCGACGACCACAAACGGGTCATCACGCGGATTCAAGACTGCATCATCCGCGGCGGCCGGTTCTGCAATGCGGTCTACCGCGGGTTTGCCAAGTCCACGATCTCGGAGAATGCCCTGCTGTGGGCGATTCTGTACGGCCACCGGCGATTCGGGGCGATCTTCGCGGCCGAGGCCGGCCTGGCCGACAAGGCCATCACGTCGATCAAAACGGAGCTGTCGGACAACGACCTGCTGGCGGAAGACTTCCCCGAGGTCTGCCTGCCGGTGCGGGCCTTGGAGGGCAAGCCCCAGCGGTGCTCGTCGCAGACGGCCGGCGGCAAGCGGACGCATATCCAGTGGAAGAAAGACACGATCGTTTTGCCGGCGATTGAGGGGTCGGTTTCTGGCGGAGCCATCATCACGAGCAAGGGGCTCACCGGCTCGATCCTGGGCCTACGGCACAAGTCTGCGGACGGGAAGCAGCTCCGGCCGGATTTCGTGATCGTAGACGATCCGCAGACGCGGGAATCGGCCAAGAGCCCGATGCAGTGCCAGGCTCGGCTCGAAATACTCTTGAAGTCGGTGATGAAGCTGGCCGGCCACACCACGAGCATCGCCTGCGTCGTCAACGCCACTGTGATCCAGGTGGACGACATGGTTGACCAACTGCTCGACCAAGGGAAACACCCCGCATGGCAAGGCGAACGGATTCCGATGGTGCGGCAGTTCGCCAAAGCCCACGACGGGCTGTGGATGGACAAATATCGCGAACTGCGATGCACGTTCTCCTCCGACGTGGTTGGCGACCAGGCCAGAGCGCACACGGAAGCCAACGAGTTCTATCTGGCCAATCGCGCCGAGATGGACGACGGCTGCATGGTGTCGTGGGCCTCGTGCTTCGATCCGGAGCGTGAAAACTCCGCTATCCAGCACGCATACAACGCCTTGATCGACGACGGCGAAGACGTGTTTATGTCGGAGTTTCAGCAGACTCCGCTCAAGGACGAGGCGACGTCAACAGGCCTGCAGCCAGACGATATTCGCCGTCGCGTGATCCCAGTTCCGCGGTGGATCGTGCCTCGCGGCCTCGACACGCTAACGGTGTTCGTGGACGTCCAGCAAACGCTCTTGTATTGGGCAGTGCTCGGCTGGGGCCACCAGTTTCGCGGCCACGTCGTCGCCTACGGAGCGTACCCGGAGCAGCCGCGAGCCTACTTCACGCTCCGTGATGCCAAGAAGACGCTGGCGAAGGTACACGGCAACAACGTGGAGGCCGCCATCCATTCCGGCCTCGAGCAAGTCGCGGCGATGCTGCTCGACCGCGAGTTCGCCCGCGAGGATGATGACGCCGTTCTCCGCGTGAGCCAACTGTGCATCGACGCCAACTGGGCGCAGACACAGGGGGTCGTGCGAGACTTCGCCAGGCGGTCAAAGTGGGGGCCGCGCATCCTTCCGACGCACGGGCGATTTGTTGGTGCCAGCGGCCAGACGATCTCTGACAAGCCACCAGACCGCGGGGAGCGAGTCGGCGCCAACTGGCGGACCAGCACGATCGGCCGGCAGCGGCATTTGCTCTACGACACGAACGCCTGGAAGACGTTTGTCGCCTCTCGCGTAAAGCTACCGATGGGCGACCCGCTCGGGTTCACGCTGCACGACGGCCAGCACGAGATGCTGGCGGAGCAAATGTCGAGCGAGGTTCCGATCCGCGTCGAGTCAAAAATGCGGGTCGTGGACGAATGGAAACTCATTCCGGGCCGCGACAACCATCTGTGGGACTGTGTGATCGGCTCGGCCGTCGCCGCTTCGTTCACCGGGATCTCGGCTGTTGGCGTCCAGGCAAAGCCTGCGGCCGCACGCAAGGTTATTTCGCGAGAGGAGATGGCGGCGAAGCGGGCCGCGCTCCTGTCGAAGCTGGGGGGAAACAGATGAGCGAGTTCAGTTGGGCTACCGCGTGGGCGATCTTCTGCACCTACGTCGCGATCGACATGATGTACGCCTGGTATATCCTCGCGGTCGGCAAGCGACGGGCGTTCACGGCCGCGCTGCTGACGTCGATTATCTACTCGCTCTTGGCCTACGGCGTCGTGAGCTACTCCAAGAACATTCTGTACCTCGTACCGCTCGCCTCCGGGGCGTTTGCGGGGACGTATATCACAGTCAGATTCAAGCGTTGAGCCGCCGGCCGGCCGCCAGGCCGGCCACGCTAGGCTGGACGGTAGCCCCACGGAGGACTGCCGCCATGCTCGACGAGCCATTCGACGCCTTTGAAGACGACGACGTGGACGACATGGCGTTGGTGGAGTTCCTGTGACCCACGAAATCCGGGTCGTTCGGTGAACACTGGTACACTGGTGGTAGGGCATCGTAGATGCCGCTGCCTCTGGAGTGCCGGCCTTGGCGAACGAGGACGTTGTAGACGCAGTTGCCGCGAATCTCGCGCAGCCCCGTCGCGCCCGCACCGAGGCCGGCGAGGTCGAGCAGCATGAGCTCGACCGCCAGGTGGAGGCCGCCCGGTTCGTGATGGAGGCCCGTGCTGCCGCCGTGTCGCCGTTCCGGTCGCTCCGCATGGCCCGCATCGAAGCCCCAGGAGCCGGCGGCTAATGGGGCTCCTCTCCAAAATGCTCGGGCCGTCGCGGAGTCGCTTGCAGGCGACTATCGACGCACAGAAAGCCGCAATCTCCACCATGATTGCGGCGAAGTACGACGCCGCCCAGACGACCGAGCTAAACAAGCGGCATTGGGCCAGTGCCGACCACTACTCGGCCGACGCGGCCCTCTCGCCGGAGGTCCGCCGCCGGATTCGGAACCGTGCCCGGTACGAGATTGCCAACAACTCGTATGCGGCCGGCATCGCCTCGACGTGGTCGAACGACCTGGTGGGAACCGGCCCACGGCTCCAGCTCGATCTCGGGCCGGACGTGGACCCGGATGCCGTTCGGGCTGTGGAAACCGCGGTCTACGATTGGTCGGTGAACGTCGATCTGGCCAAGAAGCTGCGGATCGCGAAGACCAGCAAGATTTCGGACGGC